AACACCCCCACCCCCTATATAAAATTTTAAAAAGCGTGTACACTTCCCGCACAAATTGGAGCTACAAACCGCGCCATGATATTAGTTACACCTGAATTAGACGTACCAGTGCCCTTTTCGCTCACAGCAGAAGAGGCTAGAGACTTGCATGCCCGTGCACAAGCGGCATTCAACACGGTAGAGTTTTTGACAGAGAACGGGATGCAACTTCCCACGGTGACTACCGCAGACAAAAAAGAAGCGCGTGAGCAATTCTTTGAAACCCCAACCGCCGGTAAAGAGATCAGTTCAGCCGCTGCCCTTATCCTCAAGGGAATGCTGGACGAGTACGATGTCGAGGTCGTGCGTAACGCGGCGCAGGTGCGCAACTATGTAAAGATGCGCCTCCTCATGCTGACAGGCTCAGACAAAGAGTCCACCCAGCTAAAGGCGTTGGAGATGCTGGGCAAGATGAGCGACGTGGGCGCGTTCGCAGAACGGGTGGATATCAACGTCACCCACAGAACCACTGAAGAGTTGCAGGCCGAACTGGCTACCAAGTTGTCTTCTTATATGGATGGCATCATTGACGTGGAAGCCAAGCAACTGCAACCCACAGAAGAGAAGTACCTCAACGGTGCACCCGCTGTCCAAGTGATTGATCTGGACGAGGAACTGGGCATGACCGGCAAAGAGTTGGACGAGACGGATGACTGAGGTCGTTGAAAAGACGAAACTTGAATTAGTGCTGGAGAAGCTCCAGACACTGCCGTATGGTCAGCAGCAGATGCTGATCAAGAAGTTCCCCAAAGACGAGCAGGAAGCCATCGCAGAAATTCTGGATGAGTTGAATACCCGCAAGCTGCGTACCCTAGCGTCCGATGACTTCATGGTGTTCGTGCGGGAGATGTGGCCTAACTTCATCCACGGTCGGCATCACGAGAAGATGGCTAAAGCGTTTGAGCGGGTGGCCAACGGTGAGTGCAAGCGCCTAATCATCAACATGCCGCCACGGCATACGAAGTCAGAATTCGCCTCATACCTGCTGCCAGCGTGGTTCTTCGGCAAGAATCCGGGCAAAAAGATCATCCAGACCAGCCACACTGCCGAACTGGCGGTGGGTTTTGGCCGAAAAGTGCGTAACTTGGTGGACTCTGCTAACTACAAGCGGATATTCCCGTCCCTAGACTTGCAGTCTGACAGCAAAGCGGCGGGTCGGTGGAACACAAACTTCGGCGGGGAGTACTTCGCTATCGGTATTGGCGGTGCGGTGACTGGTAAAGGTGCCGACATCCTGATTATTGATGACCCGCACTCGGAGCAAGAGGCCGCGATGGCCCAGACCAACCCGGAAATCTACGACAAGACGTACGAGTGGTACACATCTGGCCCTCGTCAGCGTCTGCAACCGGGCGGGGCGATTGTTGTGGTGATGACACGGTGGTCAAAACGGGATTTGACGGGCCAAGTGGTCAAAGCTGCGGCCCAAAGGTCGGGTGAAGAGTGGGAAGTGATCGAGTTTCCTGCCATTTTGCCCTCGGGTAAACCCTTATGGCCTGAGTTTTGGTCATTAAAGGAGCTTTCTGCCCTAAAAGAGGAACTTCCCAACGCCAAGTGGCAGGCGCAGTACATGCAGTCGCCCACTTCGGACGTTTCTGCCATTGTGAAGCGGGAATGGTGGAAAATTTGGGAGCATGACCGGCCACCGTCATGCGAGTTCATCATTCAGTCGTGGGATACGGCGTTTTTGAAGACAGAACGGGCTGACTATAGTGCATGCACAACATGGGGCGTGTTCTATCAGGACGATGATCTGGGCGTAAACCGGGCAAATATCATCTTGCTCAATGCGTTCAAGAAGCGCATGGAGTTCCCCGAGTTAAAGCAGCGGGCGTTTGAGGAATACAAGGAATGGGAAGTCGATAGCCTGATCGTGGAGGCCAAGGCGGCGGGTTCTCCCCTCATATTTGAGTTGCGGGCGATGGGTATACCGGTGCAGGAGTTCACGCCAAGCAAGGGGAATGACAAAATAGCGCGTCTGAATGCGGTGGCTGATATGTTTGCGTCAGGCCACGTTTGGGTGCCTAATACTCATTGGGCAGAAGAACTGATTGAAGAGGTCGCGTCTTTCCCATCCGGTGAGCACGATGACTTGGTTGACTCGATGACACAAGCCCTGCTACGGTATCGCCGTGGTGGGTTTATTCAACTGGCGTCTGACGAGGAAGACGAACCACGGCAGCACCGCAGGAAGGAGCCGTACTACTGATGAATACCGCATATATGCCCGTACCAGTTAAGGCTTCAATCGCTAAAAATTTGTACGTTTACGCCATGAACAGCCCTAAGTGGACGCAGTACTACAACTTCATGGCTGTCCCAGTACCCCGCGAAATATCGCAGCTAGACTTTTTTCTTGCGGGTTTGGCGAATAAACGCACGTTTCATGCTGGCGTGTTGAGGATGGAGCCAAACACTTGCTACAACTGGCATGTAGACACGGATCGTAAGGTCGGGCTTAATATGCTGTTGTCAGACGATGGGGACAGCCGCTGTTTGTTTCTGGATGGTGAGCCGGGGGTAGTGTTTAACACGCAAGAGTTGAAGTACAAGCCAGACACGTACTATGCGTTCAATACACAAGTACCGCACATGGTGCTTAACACCACAAGGCCCAGATATTTATTCAGCGTTGAGTTTTTAGAAAAAGACCGGGGCCTAACGTTTGATGAACTTTGTGAAGATATAAAAGGAATAAATCATGGCTATTGAGAAGTCACTATACGCAGCCCCACAAGGCTTGGAAGAACTCGCCGTGATAAACGGTGCGTCTCCGCAGATTGAGATCGAGATTGAAGACCCTGAGTCAGTAACGATTGGCATGGACGGGTTGGAAATTGAGATCGACCCTGATGCAGAAGGGGAAGACGAGTTCAACATCAACTTGGCTGAAGAGATCAGCGAAGAGGTTTTGCAGAGTCTGGCCGAAGATTTGATCAGCGACTATGACGAGGACGTAGCCAGCCGCAAGGACTGGATGCAGACTTATGTCGATGGCCTAGAACTGCTGGGCATGAAGATCGAAGAGCGAACAGAGCCGTGGGAAGGCGCGTGTGGTGTGTTCCACCCCATGCTGTCTGAGGCGCTGGTGAAGTTCCAGTCCGAGACCATGATGGCAACGTTCCCAGCCGCTGGGCCAGTCAAGACCCAGATCATTGGTAAAGAGACCCCCGCCAAGAAAGAGTCTGCCCAGCGTGTGGCAGACGACATGAACTACCAGTTGACAGACGTGATGAAGGAATACAGGCCAGAGCATGAGCGCATGTTGTGGGGTCTGGGTCTGTCTGGCAATGCGTTCAAGAAGGTGTATTTCGATCCGTCACTGGATCGTCAGGTGTCGTTCTTCGTTCCTGCGGAAGACATCGTTGTGCCTTACGGCGCGTCCAACTTGCAGTCTTCTCCTCGCATTACCCATGTGATGCGCAAGACCGAGAACGAGTTGCGCAAGCTGCAAGTGGCAGGGTTCTACCGCGACATTGACTTGGGCACACCTGATAACGTGCTCGATGAAGTCGAGAAGAAGATTGCCGAGAAGATGGGCTTTAGGGCCACGTCTGATAACCGCTTCAAACTCTTGGAGATGAACGTAGACCTCGACCTTGAGGGCTATGAGCACAAGGACAAGAAGGGCGAGAAGACGGGCATCGCGCTGCCGTATGTGATTACCCTTGAAAAAGGAACCAGCAACGTGCTGGCTATTCGCCGCAACTGGGAGCCTGATGATGACACCTACGCAAAACGCCAACACTTCGTCCATTACGGATACGTTCCGGGATTTGGCTTCTACTGTTTTGGTCTCATTCACCTCATCGGCGCTTTTGCTAAGTCAGGCACTTCTCTTATTCGTCAGCTTGTTGATGCTGGTACGCTAAGTAACCTGCCCGGCGGCTTCAAGACTCGCGGCATGCGGGTCAAGGGAGACGATACACCGATTGCTCCGGGCGAGTGGCGCGATGCGGACGTGGCCAGCGGCACACTTAAAGACAACTTGCTGCCCCTGCCGTACAAAGAGCCTAGCCAGACATTGATGGCGCTGCTCGGTCAGATCGTTGAAGAGGGCAGACGCTTCGCCAACACGGCTGACTTGACGCTCAGTGACATGAGTGCGCAAGCGCCTGTGGGTACTACCTTGGCGATTCTGGAGAGAACGCTCAAGAACATGTCGGCCATTCAGGCACGTGTGCACTACTCGATGAAGCAAGAGTTGGGTCTGCTCAAGAACATCATCGCTGAGTACACACCTGACGATTACGACTACCAGCCAAGCGAAGGCTCACGTAAAGCCAAGAAGTCTGACTACGATGACGTGGACGTGATCCCCGTCAGCGATCCTAATGCGTCAACAATGGCGCAGAAGATCGTGCAGTACCAAGCTGTGATTCAGTTGGCCCAAGGTGCGCCGCAGTTGTATAACTTGCCGCTCCTGCACCGTCAGATGCTAGAAGTGTTGGGTGTTAAAGACGCACAAAAACTTGTGCCGATGGACGATGACCAGAGGCCCACAGACCCTGTGTCGGAGAACCAGAACGTGCTCAAGGGCAAGCCGGTCAAGGCGTTTATCTCTCAAGACCACAAGGCGCACATTGTTGTGCACATGGCCGCGATGCAAGACCCCAAGATCATGGCGCTCTTGCAAAACAACCCACAGGCACCTGCGATGCAGTCAGCCATGATGGCTCACATCA